TAAACGCTGTCCTATCCGTGGGACTGTATCAGCAAACTGACCTCGCAGATGGCACTTTTGACATTGACGACGTTGAGGCGATAGCGGAGGTGGACGGTATCAAGTCATGGACTCTGGATTATAACGCTGACACTCTCGAAACAACTGACTTTGCTGACGCTGGTGTCAAATCATACATCATCGGCGGGTCAGGATGGGCAGGAACATTCGAGGGTTATAAGGATGGCGTACCTTTAAGCCTGGGCACTTCGATTATCCTTGCTCTTGGTGAGAGTTTAACACCCGGCCAGCAATGGATAGGTGATGCTTTCATAACCGGCATTTCGCCCTCTGTTTCACATGATGGTATCGTTTCATATAGTTACACATTCCAAGGGTCTGGGGCCCTCGAAACCGCATCAATATGATCGGTGACATAGGGACATTCACGGTTGACGGTGAACAGGTAGGCGGGTTTAAAGATTGGGAGCTGACTCTAAGACTCACCGCAATCAACCAGGCAGATGGACGCAAGTATTCAAAAGTCCAGACGAAAGCCACTTGCAAAGCGTTTTGGCTTCTCAAAGAACCGGGCGAGGTCACAGCGAATTACTTTCAATTAGTGGGAGACACGCTGGCCCTCGTTTCACAGTCAAAAGTAGAAGTCAACTTCGGCAAATACGAACTTAAGAAAATGATTAATCGTCCTTTGGAGATGATATGGATGAACTGATTGTATATCTATGTCTGAATCTTCACTGGACGTTCCCGGAAGCGTGCCGCTTTGTGAATGAAACACCTCTTAAAAAGGTTAAGGCATTTGTCAGCGAACTCCAATACCAGAAGTCTATGGAGGATTACCGGATAGCGTCAAACGCAGCACTCATCATAGCAACCTGGGCGAATGCTCAGAAGAAAGGAAACCATTACAAGGTTAAAGACTTCATCGGACAGCCGCCCCAGAGACAAGACACACCAAACAAACTTAAAACAGCAATCGAAAAGGCAAATATAAAACTCCCTGAGGTTTAACCGGTTATATTTCCCCAAAACATAGGTTGACGTAAAAACCTGAGGCATTTATGGTTTATCTGCCTGCAACGTTCACCGGATAGATTGAATATATGAGATGCCTCGTTGAGTGAATGTTCCTTCCCGTCAGTAAATCCATGCAGATAAAGAAATATATTTTTATCTCGGGAGGACTTAATACAGTTTATAGCTGGTAAAACTTGGTTAATAGTACCTGTGGGGCTAGAAAATAAATGATACAGTACATTTTCTTCAGGTGAAAAAATAGCCATAAGTTAATTATACATTAAGGATGGATAAATGAGCGAACTGTTAAAGGAAATAAAACACATCATAAAACTTGGTGAAAAGGAATACGAAATTCCTGAGATCAACCTTAACACATTAACCAAAATCGAGGATGAATTTGGTTGTGGGTTGGGGGGGTTGCAAGAACAATTCAATCAGAAACAGGCTACAACTCTACGCACACTGGCCTGGGTCATGCTCAAAGGGAAATATCCCGAACTAACCAAAGAGGATATCGGTAATAACGTCAACCTCCAAAATACCCAAGTGTTGATTGAGAAATTATTCGCGGTGCTGAAGGAATCATTGGAGGGGTAATATGGCCGGTGCGAACATACTGGCCGAACTCGCAGTAAAGATAACGGCGGATACGGCTGAATTAACCAAAGGGCTTGACGGCGCTGATAAGCAAATGGGATCGTTTACTGATAGCTTTGCAAAACACAGCAAAGTTATCGGGGCCAGCATGGTAGCGGTGGGTGCGGTTATTACCGGTGCTCTCGCGTTAGCTGTTAAAGCCGCTGCCTTAGAACAGGCAGGAATAGAACGCCTAAAAGTAGCTATGGATAATGTGGGTATTACCTACGATGGGGCCACTGGTAAATTGGAAAAGTGGATTGATGCCCAGCAACAGTCATCGGCATATGCCGATGACGAAATGCGTGAATCATTATCCAGTCTAATTATTCTCACTGGTAATATGACCAAGGCCCAAGAGGCTTTAACCATAGCGATGGATGTCGCTAGATGGAAAAATATCGACCTCAAAACCGCATCCGATCTATTAATGAAAGTCTATGCCGGTGACATGGGGATGTTAAAACGGTATGGAATCATAGTTGACCAAACGGCTACAAAAGAAGAGGTATTAGCACAGATTAAGAAGATGGCTGCTGGACAGGCCGAGGCTTATGCCAAAACTGCCCAGGGGCAAATGGATTTACTTAAAAATAATATAGGCGATGTTAGTGAGGCTATAGGTGGAGCATTGCTTGAAAATCTATCCGGCTTATTAAAAGAGGCCAATGCGGTTATACAGAAAATCAAAGAATGGATATCTGTTAATCCTGAATTGACTACGACACTTGCAATCTCAGCCGCTGCTCTAAGCGCCTTTCTGGTAGTAGCGGGAACGTTCATAATGATCGCTCCTGGAATATTAGCAGCCGGGGAAATAATGGGGGCAGGATTTACTGCCATGCTTGGTCCGATAGGTTTAGTAATTTTAGCCATAGCGGCAGTAATAGCTATAGGTGTGGCACTTTGGCAGAACTGGGATAAAGTTGTGGACTTCTTTACTGGTAGCAATCGGGAAATGACAAAAGTTGCCAAAGAAGAACTCGATAAACAATTACAAGATCGACAAACTGCCAATAAAAAAACACTCATATTAGCTAGTGAAACGAACACTAAATCCATAAGTGAACTTAAAAAGCATTATGGTGTTTTAGATGGTTACGCAAGACAAGAAAATAAGACACTCATGGACTTAGCCCGTGATGCTTCGGCGGCTCGTAGTAAATCCATTGAGTTAGAGATGAGTGAGATCAGCAGAGCGCATAGTGAGAAAATGCGTATGTTTGATGCTGAGTATAATGCTAAAGTCAAGTCACTGGATGCATCCACTGATGCCGCTACTCAAGCATTGCAAAATCAAATAGATGCTATCAATGATGAAGCCGCAGCTGAGGCCAGGGCAGATGAAGATGTCGCAGATGCTAAACGACTATCTGAGTTGCAATCCGCAGTGACGACAGCAAAAACCGCAGCGGATAAAATGGATGCCGAGAGTAATTTAGCGGACTTCCAGGATGAATTGGCAGATAAGAAAAAATCAAGGGAAAGGTCTGACAGGATAGATGCCCTTAACGACCAAATATCTACCATTCGAGAACAGGCAGCCAACCAAAGGGAAGCACTCCAATCAGAGCACGACGCTCAAATAGAACAGGAGGATTCTTTATACAATGCCACGTCAGAAAGGCTGAAAAAGGAAAAAGATGATCTTGATGTAGCTTTACAGGCAGAATTAATACGTCTGGAAACGGAACGACAGGCTTTTGAGGATGCTGGAAACATTAAACTGGCCCAATTACAAGAGAATCTTGCTGCTCAAGATACCGCCTTACAGAACTTTCATGATAAAGAAATGGCCCGTTTATATGAACGAGAACATGCTTCTGAATTGCAAGGATTTACCAATATCGGCGGTAACACATGGTACAAAGAGGAAGATGCTAATTCTTCATGGATGGATAACCTTATGGCATGGCTCAATCAACCTACAGCCTTTGCCACAGGCGGCATAGTAACCTCTCCCCAGCTCGCTATGGTAGGCGAGGCAGGCCCGGAGGCCATCATTCCCTTAGACCAGATGGGCGGTGATATTACAGTACATTCGCACATCTATCTGGACGGTAAGCAGATCACGGAAGTTGTTTCGAAGGAACTCCATCGGCAGCAGGTGTTGAGATGAGCAGTATAACTTTTAATAGCATTGATTTAAGCACGTATAACCTGTCATTAAAGAAGTCAAGTTTACCCTGGCAATTCTCGGCTGACTCCGTTTTAATCCAGAATAAATCTTATAGCTCGGAGTCGAGGCAACCTCCCCGGACAATTTCATTCGATATAACAGTCACCGGGGCCACATCAGCAACTTTAAAAACAAACCTCGATGCTATCAAAGCCGCTCTTAATACCACGTCCGATAAACAACTCATCCTCAGCACTCTTTCGGATAGGTACTGGAACGCCCGCTTTTCCTCTTTCTCAGGGGAATTTAAGAGTCCGACGGTTTTCTCAGGCTCGTTAGACTTCACGTGTGTTGACCCGTTCGCTTATGGGACGTCCGAAGTATCGAACACGTACACGGACAACGAAAACCCGGAGACGATCACGGAAACCGCGGGAGGAACGGCGTTAATCGAACCTGTCTACACGTTCACTTCTTCCGTGTTAGATGCAACAGCCAGTATACGAATCAGAAACGAAACGACAGATATGGAGATGACCTGGGGGCCCGGAGCGATAGGGATAGGCGGCGTCTTAATCATCGACTGCTCAACCTGGATTGTGACGTTAAACGGTACGGCTTCCATGCTGCTCTTATCAACAGCACATGAGTTTCCCTTGCTTTCGCCTGGGGCGAACACCATCAAAGTTTACGGATTCACTGGAACGGTGAATATCACATATAGAAATAGATATGCTTAAGGAGGCATTAAATGATCGGTACTTTACCAATGAAAACACTACTCACGGCACGGTTATTTGAACCGAAAGACAAGACCCTGGACGTGGAATTTCTACGGGCGCATCCGGTAACGAATTATCCCGAACTTTACCGCCCGGTAAAAGAAAGGGGACTTTTCGGCATTCTAAAGCCGGTATGGAGACAGACGAAGGACAAGGTTGTCACCACGGCGTTTGCTGAGTTTGTGGCAGCGCAGTTGATCACTGAAACGTCGGATTTCGGGGATTTTAAATACCATCACTCAGGCACCGGCACAGGCAATGAGAACGTGGCTGATACCGCTCTGGGGACACCCGTAGAGGATGCCCGCGATGTTGGCACCCAAGTTCAGGGCGCTTCGGCTGTGGGTTATAAATCAGTAGCAACCACGACTTATACCGATACCTATGCCATCACTGAGCATGGGTTGTTTAACACAGCTGGCACCGGCGGGCCTCCTGTAACTGGGGGTACATTAATGGATAGGTCAAAGTTTGCCGCGATCAATGTGGTCGCGACTAATCAGATCGAATGGACCTATGAGCTAACTATTGCCGCCGGCGGTTAATTCTTAAGACATAGGACACACCCTCTAATATTAGGGGGTGTGTCACAAGGAGATAATACATGCCAATAAGACACTCTAAAGTAAGTGCAATAGCAGATGGGGCTAATGCCGACATCGTCCGTCCCTCAGACTGGAATGCGGATCACGTCGGTATATGCACAGAGTTAGGGGCTACTTTTCCTGTTAGCCCTGTTGATGGTCAATTATTCACCCATTCTGTTACAGGCAGAAAAATACTCTATGAGTATGATGGAGCAAATTGGCAATCTATCAGGTCATATGGAGGAATGACTGTTTATGTTGATTCAACCGGAACAGACGACCTAGAACATGGTACTGCAGCTGGGACCGATGCGTTTGCTACCATAAACTATGCAATAAGTGTAGTTCCTCCACGATACGGAGGAGCTGTTTTAATTTATGTGTCGGCAGAAACATACAATGAGGATTTGGCGGTATACTGCAAGACACCGATTGGTAATTACAAAATCTATATAGTCGGAACGCTCACTCAACTAGCCACAGACACTTTGACCTCAGCCATTCAGGGAACAGGTGCTACTCGTGGAAGTGTCACGAAGGCAGGAGCGTTTACTGGCTACGCTAATAAAATTCTGTATGCCAATTCGGAATATCGGATTATAGATTCTGTCACATCTGATGTTGCAACTATAGTCGGATGCTGGTCAGCAACACCAAGCGGGACATATGTAGTTTATGAGTGGGGTACAAAAATAACTGGTTCGTGGTCAACATTAAATCAAGAGCAACCTCAAATAGTGTTTGAATATATCGAGTTCGAGGGCTCAACTCTTGATTCATATTCGAACTACGGCGGCCAGCCTATTTACGAAGTGTGTAGGTTCAATGGTTTTGTTGGAGTCGAATCTTCCGGCACATTAGCATGGCTGAAAGAATGTTTACTTTTGGCCCAAGCCTATTACCCACGCATTACTGATTTAGCCGGTTTAGAGCTATTGATGTGCAAGATAATCCTAACCTCTGGCACGTTGGGCTTTGAGGTAAAAACTGGGGCGGTGCTGTATATTTCTGGTGGATGCGTGCTGGAAAGTTCTGGCCCTACTGGAACAGGTTTATTATGCTGGGGAAATGGAACAGTTATATTTGACCCGGATATGGAAACATCCTGGGGATATGCGCAAATCCGTGGATGGACTCTCGGTATAAGCGCATACCTTGGGGGTAGAGTATTAAACACTACTAATATACAGTATTCGGGCAACACCACTAATTCAACCATTTTGATAACAGATGCGCACTCCTCTGTTCATGTTCTAGGCGCCGCCGCTGGCTCTGATATGCCATCATATAGAAGCGTTTGGATGCAACAGGTATCTCCACTCTGGTTTAAAAATTGGGAAAGCAAAGGAACGTGGACAACCAGTGCTGACGGGTCACCAGGGTTCACGGCAGGCTGGGAAAATGGAGTATTGACAACTGGTGCTACTAGTGGAAATACTGCTTATATATATGCCCCTACGGGACTAGGTGTCTATGCTAATGTCACAGGATATTATCCTCAATTCCGTATTCGGCTGCATACTGTTGATGCCAGGGCCACAACTGCAAATGAAATATGGGTTGGAATGTTTACTAATCCCACAGCGCCCACGACTACAGAAAAACATATAGGGTTTAAAATCATCAATGGCGATATCTCTGCCACGCAAGGGGATGGGGCTACAAACAACACAGAAGACACAACCGTAAATTTCGCGCAGTACACAGGGATAGATTTGTATATCCGCATGATTGGCACTACTGTCTATTACTGGACTGCTATTGCTGGTGCTGCTTGGGGACTAAGAAATACACTTACAACAAACGCTCCGACAGGCTCACTGCTGAAGCCGACTATATTTATCAAGACGACCGAAAATGTAGCCAAAAGCTTGAATATATATCCGTTGGGAATATTGCTAGGAAATTTGGAGACTACTTAACGTGACAAAAGCTTTCCAGGTAGACGCTTTCCAAAATGACTCCTTCCAGACGAAGTTTTATAAGGCTTTGACTGGTGTGTTAAATTTTTCTGGCAGTTTGGTATCCAGGTTAGCAGCTATTATACTGGCTGGAACATTGAGTGCGTCCTCCTCCCTGAATAGAAAAACCAAAGTAAACCAATCAGGTATTCTAAATCTCACCGGTGCTGTCTCGACAATACTTAAGATATTCAAGTCCCTGGCCGGCACACTTAATCTGACCGGTGCGATGGCCTGGCTGACTAGAATAGTGGGTGCTGGAAATGTATCTATAGATGGTAATATAGGTATAAATACCTTTCATTTATCAAAGTTCACTGCCGACTTTTCAGGTATTGTGTCAAGTGTAAAAATCTACGCTACAGGAAGTATCAATGTGAAGGTTGCAATATACGCTGATGTCGGAGGGGAACCGTCCTCCTTGCTTTCTGTTGTGAATGATTCTACGGCGCTGGTGGCTGGATGGAACTCTATAACAATACCAAGCGTGTCGATTGTTATAAGTACAGATTACTGGATGGCATTTAACTCAGGGTAATATTATGGCGATAGTTCAAGATTTAACTTCAATACTAGGTTTTACTCCGGGGGCGATAGGATACGCGGAAGGGTATTACCTGTTTGGCAGCCAAGCTGGGCCGCCGTATTACCGTCCCATATTATATAAATGGGACGGGGTGACATTAACCAATCTCACGAGCGGCCTGATAGGATTTAACGTAGGTTCATTTAATGGGGTCAACCACATTGAGCACAATGGCAGTTATTGGTTAATTGGTGACAGGACGTCAGGGTATCTGAACAAGTATTCTGGCGGGGTATTTACCGATCTTACTGCTGGGTTAGGGATAACTGACGTACCAGACTATCTTGCTAGGCATATTCAGGGAATAGTATGGACTGGTACAGAATGGCATATCTATACACAGAGGGGAACGTACTCCAAGTCCTATAACGGAAGTACATTCTCGGACCTCCCCAGTCCCGCAGTGTGGTTTGATGATTTAGTTAATTTTTCTAGCAAATCCGGGGTGGTTATGCAAGGTGGGGCACGAGGGACATTGATATCATATGATGGTTCTGTTTTTGCCCAACTTAGAAATAATGTACTATCGATGGTTCCTAATAATTATATAACTGGGGCGGAAGATGCAGCTAATCCATACGGTACATTATGGCCTTATGCTCACGAAGATTCAGCTTATCGACTCATCCTGTCTTATAAAACCCTTAGTGCTGATGGCTATTATGATACGTACGGCGTGCTGATAAAATATACAGAGTCTGGGGGAGTATATGAAGACCTGTCTAAATTCGTTCCGCACTTCACTGAGCCGAATGCTAAAATATTTGGTGCTCTTTATTTTCAAGGTGGAGGACGGAAAAAAGCACTATTCGTGGGTGATAAATGGGTATTTTGTAACGGGAGTAATTATTTATACTCTACTGACGGAGGCCATAGATTTGGTGTAGAGAAATTTTCGAGTATTCCATCTGTAATGGGTGGGTATAAAAGTTCGGATTCGACATTTGTAGTAGCCATTGGGGCATCTACTTATATAATGACGGCCCCTGTAATATCGGATAATATATCTTTTCATAGTTCGTCTACTGATAATCGTTTCAAGACAGTGACGTATTCAACTTTTACTTTCCCCGATCCTGCTGGGACAGGCTTTACCGCTGGGACAGGTTATTCAATGTTAGCGGGTTGGGGCCTGCTCGGCGCTATCAGCATGATTTTGTCAGGGACTTTGAGGGCCGCCGGGAGCCTGGGCAGGAAGATTAAGACTTCACTCGCTGGTACGCTGACTCCCACAGGTGCTTTAACAGCAGTAAAACGGATACTCCAAACACTATACGGCACGTTAAATCTAACGGGTGCTTTCAGCGGTGTTCGTCAAGTCCTTCTTTCAGGAACATTGAACCTGTCAGGAGCACTTAACAGGCTCATTAAAAAGACATTTGCAGGGACGCTCAACCTAACCGGTTCTTTAGTAGGCGGAACGCTAAAATTCTTTCAGTCTCTAGCAGGGGAACTGAGTATGTCCGGCGCGCTTGCCACACTCTACAGGTTTTCAAAAGCGTTAGCAGGGACGCTTAATCTCTCAGGTTACTTGATAAAAAAGGCGAAGAAGAACCTCTCGGGTGTGCTGACTTCCTCCGGGTCATTGGGCAGAAAGATATATCACGCTTTAAGCGGTGTTCTTAATTTAGCCGGTGCTTTGGGCAAAGGGCTTCCGCTATTCCGTCAAGCGTTGGCCGGGACCCTGGCCATGTCCGGCGGCCTTAACCGGAAGATTAAGAAGTCTCTATCAGGGACTTTAAACTTGCTGGGCGGACTTCTCAATGCCATTACCTCAATACGTATCCATCATTATACAATCGAGGTACACGACTCAGCCGGGTTGCTCTTAGCGATCTTGAAGGATGCTTATAAGATTTCCTTAACCGAGACAATCAACGCTCCTAAAATTCTGACATTTTTTTCTCCCGCGGACGAAGCGAAGCTATCAAACATAACACGAGCTGCGGAGTTATGGGTCAGGGATATGCGGAAAAATACTATCATAGCCAAGACAAGACTCGAACGGAGAGACGATGATCGAAAGTAGAATCGACGCTCTTGATTTCCTTGCTCAGTTAAAGGGCGAGTTAGTAATAGATTACACGGCGGACAGTGACACGATCACGCAGATCGTCACGGCTTTGTTAGCTTTTCAGGTCCACGCTAACCCTATCACCATCGGAACTATCGAGCCGACTGTCTCACGCTCTTTACAGGTAGAGAACGACACCATTTATTCTGTCTTGATGGGGCTCAGAAACACGGTAGGCGGATATATCGAGGTTGACACTGACCGTCATTTAAACTGGTACAACAGCATCGGGGAAAACAAAGGCCAGCAAATCAGATACAAGAAAAACATCGTCGGCCTTCACAGGGAGTACGACTTCTCAAACTTCGCCAACCGTTTATACGCTTACGGCGCAGGCGAAAGCACAGCTAAAATCAAACTCTCCGATGCTACCGGGTATGACCTGGACTACGTGGAGGACACAGGCAGCCAAACCACATACGGTCTGTGCGTTAAAAGAATTGTCGATAAGTCGATCACACACCCAGACACTCTAAAATCATGGGCAGATTTGCAACTTGTCGAAATGGCTACGCCTTTAACATCCTATACCGTAGATATGGTTAATCTTGTTGCTATGGGATGGACGTTTGAGGATTTGGAACTCGGTTCGTATGTCACAGTTATTGACGAAGATTTGGGGATAGAGATAAGCGCAAGGATAGTCAAGATCGTTCGTGACCTGTCCGATCCCCTTAACATTCAAGTGGAAATCTCCAATCCTGGGAAGGATATTACGGACACTTTAACAGGGGTTTACGATGTCCAGCAGTTTAACAATGCCACAGCAACAAAGATCGGCGCTGGCCAGGTTACAGTTCTGGGTACTTTCACGGTAGAGGATTGGGTCACGGCTGGAACGACAACAATTTCCGGCAATAATATCAGGTCAGGGGTTTTGCAGTCTAATAATTGGGGAACATCGGCAGGGTCTTATTTTGATTTGGTTGCTGGTGTGTTTAAGCTAGGCGGGTCCGCAGCGCCAAAATTATCATGGGACGGCTCGACGCTTTCTGTTACAGGGATGATCTCTGTCGGGGGAGCTGCAGCAGACGTTAATACGTATGCCACAACTATATCAGGTAGTAAAATTACCACCAACTCTCTGGACGCAAATGTTATCAAGACATCGTCATTAAGTGTGGCACTATCGATGGCAGTAGGCGGGTCTTTAACATGTGGACCTGTCAAACTAGACACAGAGGGAGCATGGATAAACGGCACTAACAAAGCCCTTATTTTCAAAGATGGTTACGAAATGGGATGTATCCGTTATTCTGCTCTCACCAATACACTATATATAGAAACATCAGTTTACGGCAAACACATCTCATTGAGTTCCGCCGGATACCTGTATTTATACGGGGCGTATGGCATATCAACATCTAGCAACATAGTGGCCCAAAACGGCATAAGCCTGGCAAAGTCATCCTATCCAACTAATTCGGCAAATGGAACATTGTATTACGATTCTACATTTAATATTCTGGTAGTCAGAAAATCAGGGGCATGGAAGGAGGTTCTAACCTCATGAACATAAAGGAACGGATTGAACTCAACGCCCACAAACTGGCTGGAGTGGTCCAGCGAATCAACGACATGGACAAGGAAAAACAGGAACTGCTACAGGAGGCCTTGCGCCTGGACGGGGAAAACAGAGTTTTAAAAGAGATGGAGGCCTCCAATGACGAATGAAGAATTTATGATACTCGGCAAACTATCCGGCCAAATGGAAGCGGTCCTCGGTGAACAGGAAAAGCAAAGCTCCAGCATTGGCAAAATCTTTGACCGCCTGGACAAGATGCCATGCAAGGAACACGGCTCAGTATTACTAGAATTGAAAAATTGGAAAGTAGATTGCAATGGAAACGTCCATGCCGAGCATTTGGAACATGTCAAGGGCAGTATATCTTTAAGAAACGCCATCATTGGCGGAATTGCTATCGCCATTATCTCAAACATACCCAGCATTATTTTAATTTTATCCAGCTAAGTACCGGCAAGCCGTCTGGAATTTTAACAGGCGGCTTTTTTTATAGGAGAAAATAATGGACGAACTTTCGGACAAATTAATCAACTTCATAAAAGGACTTATGCAACCGGCCATCACAATAGTATCAATTATCATTATATTGTTTATCCTCATCTACGGTAAGACCGGCGCTCCTTATGACCAGCTATTCGGGCTGGCCCTCGGCGTTGTGGCTTTCTGGTTTGGTAAAACCATCGGATTGTTTGCGGACACCAAAACACAGTCCATTGTAACCGGCAACGAAAAGGCCGACCTAATACAAACCGTAGCCACACAATCACAGGACTTAGCAAACTCAACCCCTGCGCCTGTGGTCAATACCATCCTGGAAAAGCTGACCCCGGCTGTTACCACAACGGTCAATACCGGATCGACTGTGGCGGCAACGGTGCCGACCGACCCTGACCCGGACGAATATTTAAAGGGGATAAGTTAATGGAAGCAACTAATAAAAGCAACCTTATCGCAGCAAAATTCTGGACACACACAAAGGAAATCTGGTCAAGTCTGTCTATTGGCGGCCGGCAAAAATGGCTGACCAAAGCCATCGAAGTAACTCAAAACGCCTGGGCCGATGCCACGGCAAACACTGACCTGAAATGCCCTCTCAAATATGATGACTTCAAAATGCCCATCCGGGCCGACGTGGATGGCGACGGCAAACTTGACATCGTTCAATACGTGTACTCCCCGGCCATGCTTTATGGCACATTCGACAAAGCCTGTAAGAATACCTGGGATGCTGTAGCCGTTAAACAGATCCTCCAAAACCTTTGCAATCAATACAAATTAAGGGACACTAACACATGGTAAAAGTATTTATAGTGTCACTATTGATACTAATTTGTACTATTCTCCCGGCATGTTCCCAACCTGTCGCCATCACAGAGTACAAGGAAATCGAGTGCGACGATGCGCTGTTCATGGCCTGGACTACCAATGTCGATACGCGGGGGACTATTCAATACTGTTATAACGGCAAATGCTACTGGACTGGTGACTCAGAGTGGGGGAAGCTCCACACCATAACTATGCCGGACTATTACGACCTAACCATATGGGCAACGGATGAAAAGGGCAACAGGGCATCGTTGAAAGTCCGTTAAGCGTAATTTTCCATTGTAATTTTACATTTGAACTGTCAAAATTCCTTTGTCAGTTCACCGGAAAAGCCGGATAACTGAAACAAAGTGTTTAGTTTTGTATCCATGTTTAGTGCAAAGTAAACAAACCCAAATAATGAACACGTGCTCAATTATTTGTAACATGAACAATAAAAACAGTATAGTATTGGTAATATGGGAGGATACGGTAACGGAGGATAGCTGGTCAAATATCCAAATTGCAAAGGATATGACACCGGTGCTGACCAAGAGCGTCGGCTTCTGCTTATTCAAGACAAAGAAAAAGATCATCCTGGCCTCCATGATGTCCTCCAATACTCACATGGCGCAACTAACCTGTATTCCTATGGGTTGCGTACGTGAAATAAAGGAGCTGAAATAATGCCTTGCTTATGTACTGAATGTGGGAGACCGCTGGGAGACTGTGACGAAACCGTATGCACTGAGTGTCTGCTTAAACACCTGAGAAAATTGGAAGAGGACGACGAATGACCCTCGTTTATATCGCCGGGCCCTACACAGTCCCTAATCCTGAACAGAATGTTAAGAACGCCGTGGGCGCCGCCGAGCTGGTGCTGGCCGCCGGGATGATACCGCATATACCTCACCTGACCCATTACTGGCATACCATTCATAAGGAGCATGATTGGGAAACATGGATACTGATTGATACCGAAATTCTTTTAAGGTGCGACGCTGTTCTAAGGATACCGGGTGAATCTAAGGGCGCCGACTACGAAATGAAATTAGCAATAGATAGGTGGATACCTGTCTTTTTGGATATGGACAGTCTAACGAAATGGTTTAAGGAGTCAACGGGCGCAAGTCCGGGCTGATGTTACCGAAAAAAGGTACGAAGGCATGGGACAAGGAGGTTACACTATATCTAAAATCTACAAAGGCATGGAGGGATAAGCGGGCCAAGGAACTCGGTTATCAAAACCGTGCTCAGTATCAGACAATGATGTGGAGGGCCGGGATCTCTTTAAAAGAGACCGCAGCAAGCCCGGATGAGGCAACCGAGATAGAAACATCCATTATCAACCTTCCCCCGGTCAAACTCAAAGAGTATCACTCATCTAAATCTATCGGGAAAGATGGCGATCCTGAAAGTCAAGGTTTAATTTTGGGAGATCATCAGGTCGGCCTCATCACTCCAACTTATAACGTAGATGTCTTTAAACAACGACTCGAAATGGTCTTTCAGTCTACGTTAAAAATTACGACTCTGCATCGGCATATGTATCCGGTCAACGATCTTGAAATAAGTTTGGTTGGAGACATGGTACATGGTGAAAATCCATACCAGGGGGCCAAGGTCGAGGGTGTGAGTTGCGGCGCACGGTCACAGGTTTTAATTGCACTCCCGGCACTGGCTGAACTTATATTATCATTCAAGCAGCATTTTCAAAATGTCCGAGTCCGGGCCGTCCCCGGAAACCATGGTCGTTATGACAAGGCGGCTCCTGACCGTTCAAATTGGGACTTGATGCTCTACGATCAACTAAAAACCAAGCTCGAACCTTACAAGATAGACGTTGATATATCGGATTCCTGGTATCATTTATTCGAGATTCAAGGACATCGGTTCTTCATGGCGCATTTAGACCAATGCAAAGGGACTCAGGGTGTACCTTGGTTCTCACTGGTAAGAAAGATACGGGCCTGGTATATCACATATGGCGGATTCGATTACGTACTCGGCGGACACTGGCACCGGGACGATTTTCTGAGGATAAGTTCTAAGACTAAATTGTTTGTTAACGGGTCACTGGTAACAGACGATCCTTTCTGTGAGCAGGTCATCGGAGACTCAACCGTGCCGTCTCAGTGGACCTTCGGCGTACACAAGATACGCGGTGTAACATGGAATTACAGTTTGGTTGTAGATGAGAAGCAAATGTAATGTTCAACGACTTTACCGTATGGCCCTTGACACTGGACGATGGAAGCATCCAGGTTTATATTGAGCAATACGGCAAGGTCTATAATCTGACTTTTAAAAACGCAGCAGCTTTTAGAGCTTTCATAGATCCGTGTGTCAAATTCGTTGACAGGTTTTATCCCGAGACAAAACTTTCTCAAAACGTAATCAAATTTATAGACAGTATATAATCCTTCTGATTGCCCGCGTGAGTTTCGACCGCTTGCGCGGGCCTCTTTTTATTGTCCGTTTAATTTGACATAGCTATATAGATTTGTTAATATGTAAACAGGAGGATTAAATGAAACATTTTACATGCTTACGGTGCGGACATACATGGATACCCCGGAGCGACAAGAAACCGAAATTCTGTGCCAAGTGTAACAGTCCTTATTGGGATAAACCAAGGAAGGGAGAAGTTAAGTAGTGACAGAAAAACATCATGCCTATTATTGGGGACAACTTGACACGCTTGTAAAAGCATATGCTTTCAGGAATTGCAAGGGTTTTCTGGAAGTATGGGGGATGCTGGCCGATAAATATGATGAGGGACGTGGGACTCTATACGATGAAATGCTCAATCGTCATCTCAGTCTTTATGATGCTGTCAGTAAACTAGGTATCACAAAGGATTTACTAGAAACAGCCTATAAATTATTTATGGTTAAGGCTGATGGAGTAGTATGGTAACTCAGGAATTAACAGTCTATCAATTCGGCAAAGACGATCAAAGAATACAAGTGGTTGATGGTAAAGAATGGATATGTGCGCCGGATGCCTGCCGTATTTTGACGCTAGGGAATGTTACTAACGCATTGAAGCCAATTCCATCGTGCCACATTAAAAAAGTTAAAGTGGACATTACGGACAGTAGCGGAAGGAAATCCAGCCGTGATATGTTTTTTATAGATGAAGCCGGATTAAATCAACTGATAATGCGTAGCAATAAACCCGAAGCTAAACGTTATCAGGAATGGGTATTTGGTACAGTTCTCCCGGCCATCCGTAAAACTGGTAGTTATGTAGTACCTGGGGGGACCAGTTCCATCGACACGCTTCAGGCGTTAAAGTTATTGATTGACAACCAGATAGTGCTTGAACAGCGTATGGATAAATACGAAATCAAGCAACAGGAAACGGCTGCCCTGCTATCTCCTGTACCAGAGATCACGGATGAGGCCCGGATTAATAAATGTGTTAGGCAGTGGGTGGAACCTAGAAAACTTGAAAACTCGAACATAACATATCCGGCAGTTTATCATCTCATATACTCTGATTTCTTGTATAGATACGGCAAGGATTTAAAGCAACGTGCAAAGAACCTGCATATTACAGGCGTACAGGCTGCTGCCTTAATCGGGATGTCATCGCAATTATTGAGTCTGGTAATTTATCTAACGGATAGAAACTTCAACGGATATTTTGATAAAAACTATTGACACGGCTATATAGATGTGATAAAATCCTATGTATAAAAGGATAAGGAGAAGATCAATGCGAGCGACAGGAAAATGCAACGGCGGAGTATGTCAGCAGAAATGCCCACAGGGACATTGTTTGGCAACTTTGATGTGTACGCAGCGGATTAATGGCGACCCCTGCGCCTCATGCCCAAAGAATCAAAATTGTCACATTATGGGGAGAGACCATGGGCAGGTTTAAGAGGTTTATTGCCAAGATCATAACTGGTTGCAGGCCGGGCGATCACCCGCCATTTTCAGTATGTGACCGGTGCTATTACAAAGATAGTTGCCCGGCGGAGTTAAAGTAATGTACGGTTATGTGAATCCCGGCGGTGAACAGGCAGTAAAGAGCGAGCTATCCCATAGATTGGGAGCTTATCTCGAAGCTAAGAAAATGATGAAAGCCTGTAAAAATATGAGCCTGTTCATAGCGCTAAAACATTTTAGCGATGAAATATCAATGAAATAAGGAGGGAAAATGCCGAGAAAGTTTTGGATAGCATGGTCAAATTGCGGGATGCAAGGCACAAGGCGCACAAGCTACGAACAGGCTGCCTCAGATGCCGACAACCTTGCAAGGCAACACCCTGGTAAAAAGTTTTATGTACTTGAGGCTATGGATTACAGGGTAGTTGAGTTACCGCCGGTCATAACAGCCAAATTATAAGCGAAATAAGGGCAAGACGGAAAAGCCCCAAACCGTCAAAAGGAGAAAAGAATGAAGGTACTTTCATGTATCGGCCGGCCGTCACAGGACGGAACGAAAACCTACTACTCAGTAGCCTTAGAAAAGGCAGACGGAACACAGATCGGAGCATTTGCTTTTGAGGCTGTCAATCCAGGTGATATGGTGGAGGATTCCCGCATCATCCCCGGCAAGCGTGAGGGTGAATGGACTTTAAAGTCTGCACCAAAAGCGGGAGGCAAAGGCAACTGGCAACCGAAAGACGACTCCATAATCATCGCAGAGTGTGCCGCCAAAATAGTCAAGGATTTGGTAATTGCCGGAAAGATTAACCCGGTCAAGATGGCCGACTATGAAGCCAATTTTATCATCATGGCCAAGGCAATCAAAGCAACAGCGGCAGCGATTAAAGACCCGGCGGCTGTCAGCAAGGCACAAACCGATACTACCAAACCGGCAACTACGGCCCCGGCACCGCTTACAGGCCCGGTTGAAACAGTCGGTATAAAGAACATGGGCATGTTACGTCTAGCCATCGGCAAAGAATACCCAACTTTAAAGACCACTGCAGCACAGGACAAGGTGCTCGGCCCCGACCCGATAACCGACTTTGATGCAGCTTTCCAGAAGGTCAAGGATTACATGGAGGGGCTAAAGATATGAGCGACGCATTATTAGCCCTTGTCAAACAAGCTGAAACAAATTTCTTTCCCTGGGTAGTCGATGAGCTAATCATCCAAACCGACGACCAGCTCAAAAACGCCAATGATATGTTGGGGATCGGTAAGAAGTTAGAGAAGGTCATCGAAGCGCAAAGAGTCACCGATAAAGCCCCTGTATTGGCAGAGGCGAAGCGTATCGACGATGAGTATAAACCTGTCATTAACCGGGTGCACTTAGGCGTCAGCCGCCTGGATGCGGCGGTTTTGGCCTATCACAAGAAGAAGAAGGCCGAAGCGGATGCTCTTTTACTGATGCAGATGCAAGAGGAAGCCAAGAAGATCGAGGAGTCAAAGCATACGGGCGAGGTCTACGAGGCCCCGGCTGCCATAGTCAAACCGGTTAGCCAGACGGTACGCGGGAACATGAGCACCACGTCTGTTATTCAAAGTTTTCTATATGAGATCGTTGAGCCGGACTTAGTGCCAAGAGAATTATGTTCCCCGGACTTAGCCAAGATAAAAGCCAAGCATAAATACGACAAGCTGCCGGTGCCTGGCGTACTGATAACGCCCACTGAAAGAACGAGTACGAGGTTAGGGTAAATGAAAAGGTATTGTAATCATTGTGGCATGGATGTGGAATTTACGGTGTACGAGGGCGACCAATTCGCTGTACTCTGGGGAAATAGCCATGCTGAACTCTGGGAAAATAGCCATGCTGTACTCAGGGAAAATAGCCATGCTGAACTCATGGGAAATAGCCATGCTGAACTCTGGGGAAATAGCCATGCTGAACTCATGGGAAATAGCCATGCTGTACTCAGGGGAAATAGCCATGCTGAACTCTGGGGAAATAGCCATGCTGTACTCAGGGGAAATAGCCATGCTGAACTCTGGGAAAATAGCCATGCTGTACTCAGGGAAAATAGCCATGCTGAACTCTGGGGAAATAGCCATGCTGAACTCTGGGAAAATAGCCATGCTGTACTCTGGGGAAATAGCCATGCGCAATGCCGCTCCCCGTACGCCTGCGGCATTTTAAAATCCATTGCTGCCAAATGTATCGGGCGCTCAGTTGGAAAGGACAAAATCCCGGCTTTCCAATACCTGAAAGACTGCGGCGTTGAACTAAAAAACCAATATACGATTCTCTATAAATCCACAAAACCCGATGGGACGGCGCACCGAGACAGTATAACGAAGTATGTAATCGGTGAATGGACAGTTGCGCCGGATTGGGACCCTGGCAGTAAGGAAGAATGTGGCAAGGGACTTCACTTAAGCCCTACTATTCAACAGGCTATCGCATTCAATGATAGTGGTTGTTATTTTGCATGTCGTGTAGCTATTAAAGATATAGCCGATCTTCCCGCATTTGCCCAGATGCCTGACAAAATCCGTGTACGTGCCTGTAAACCTATTTACCTCGTCGATAAAGACGGTAACAAAATGGAGGCCGTTAAATGAGGGATTGGTTAATTCGCATTTTGCACGGCGTCCCTTTGCCGAAAGACTATTCAAAATTGCACCTGGTAGATGGTGCCGGCTTCATTATTATCTCTGGATACTCGGATGACATTATTAAGTTTATGGGAGCCGTGCCTTTACCAGTGGCCGGTCCCGGTGAAAACGTAGTCGGTCCGGTAGTCCGTAAGAATCCCACACGTACAAAGAAGGGTCTCGAGGAGCTGGGAAAACGGACGGGCCAAATAATTAACGGTTAGCGTCGAAATGCCCGGAGGAAATTTATTAAAAAGGAGTCACTAAAAGAATATGTGGTTGCAGATTTGTAAATCCTCCGGGCGGTTAAAGATATGAAAACTAAAGAACAGAAATATTTAAAAGAATTAGTTACTAGCGCCGAGCATTTTATTAAGAATATGGATGTGATCATGCAGGAGCCTTCAACTGTCGAACGTGGCAAGAAAATAGCGCAGCAATTGAACGCTCTTGAAATGCAAAAGGACCAGGCAAAGCATTTCGGGCTTGGTATTGCACTGGATAAAAAACTATGACGCTCCGATTTTCAACAGCGGTAGACACCACGTTAAACAGTGCTCAGTCGTTTTTACTGGCACGTCTTATCAAGGATAACGGACATTGGGACGGCTGCGATGACGTATTAACAATGGACAGGGATTATTGCAAAGGCTGTATACACTGTGATTATTGCCGATCTATTAGACAGGAATTTGACAGTAAGGGAAAATAAGTTTATTATCTGAAATAGAGTATTGTGCGATGCTTAAAACTTTAACTATTAAAGCCCCAGGAGAAACTACATATCCTCTATGTAGGAAGGTGCGCACACACCGTTCTCTTGGGGCTTTTGTTGTTAAGGGGATGAATGAGTAAAGCGGCGTTTTATTTTTCGCACGATTCCGGTGCTTCACGTGACCCAAAATGTGCAGCTCTAATATCTGATTTTGGACCGGCTGGATATGGGCTTTGGTGGATGATAGTAGAGGCACTATCTGAGGAAGATGGGTATAAATTCAAGAAGTTTCCGAAGCTTATGGCGGGTTTATCACAGCGTTTTGGAGCAACCGTTGAGCAATGCTCAAGCATAGTTCAAGCAATGCTTAACGACTATAAATTGTTGCTTGAAGATGATAATTTCATCTGGTCGGAAAGTTTACTCCGGCGCATGGAAGAAAAGGAATCAAAGAGGTTAAAGAGGGTTGAGGCCGGGCGCATAGGCGGTACTGTTTCAGCTACAAAAACCAAGCAATGCTCAAGCAATGCTCAAGCAACCGTCGAGCAATCGTCAAGCACCATGCAAGCAAAACCAAGCAAAGTAAAAGAAATGAAAGTAAAGGAAAATAAAGAAAAGAAAATAGAAGTAAAGGAAAATGTATTTTTAACACCGACAGAAAGTTTTAAATTAATTGATTTACTTGGTGAATCTGCTGCTAATGAAAGATTACAAGCATTTTCCGACAGTAAATTAGCTCACGGTTATAAATACAAGTCTGATTACCATGCCATTATTACCTGGATGAGAAACGACGAGAAGAAAAAGGCGGCAGCTAAGAACCTCAACACCGGCAATGATGGTAGGGATACTAGGGATTACGATCGGTACACCAGGGGAAAACATGGCCATGTTGTTCAATAAGGGAGAATTATGAACTATACTGAATTTCTGGAAACGAAAAGATATAAACCGGTTGATTGTGGTAGACAGGTTGACGTTTCCAATATCCATCATAAATTATTCGAATGGCAAAAGGATATTGTTAAATGGGCAGTGCGCAAAGGCCGATGTGCTGTGTTCTTGGATACGGGATTAGGGAAAACTTTTATTCAGTTGGAATGGGCCAGGTTGATAGGACAACGTACATTGATAATCGCTCCGCTGTCCGTAGCAAGGCAAACAGTACGTGAAGCTAAAAAGATTGATCTTGATATTAAATACGTGCGCAGTCAATCCGAAGTTGTCAATGATGGGATTTGGATTACAAATTACGAAATGGCGGATGGATTTGATTACTCCAAATTTGGAGCTGTCGTTTTAGATGAATCTAGCATACTTAAATCCATTGGGGGAAAAACACGCAAGGAATTAACGGAATTATGCAAAGTAGTTCCGTATAAATTATGCTGCACCGCAACGCCGGCACCGAACGATTATATCGAGCTGGGGAACCATACCGAGTTTCTTGGTATCTGCGATATGTCAACCATGCTTGGGATGTTCTTTATCAACGCTAACAAAGAGCATACAATAGTTTATGAGGGGAAAGCATACCGCAGGAAGGGCAGCAACAAGAATGGCACCGAATGGCGTTTAAAGCACCACGCAGAGCAGCCGTTCTTTCAATGGTTAGCATCATGGGCCATAACAATGATGAAGCCATCTGATTTGGGATATGACGATGATGGATTCGTATTACCGCCATTGACTGTAACTCCTGTATTCGTACACAGCGAATACAAGCCATCAGATCAATTATTCTTTACAAAATTACACGGCATAGCGGACAGGGCCGCAGTGCGTGGTGATACGCTCGATAACAAGCTGGAAAAACTGAAAGAGATTGTTGACAGCGACCCCGGACAGTGGATTGTATGGTGTGGGCTTGATAAAGAAGCTACGCAAGCTGTCAAAGTACTCGCCGATGCTATCGAAGTCAAGGGATCTGACAATATCGAGCATAAGGTTAAAACCATAGAGGACTTCCAGGATGGTACTGTACGGGTATTGGTGACAAAACCCAAAATAGCCGGATTTGGCATGAACTTTCAGAACGCACACAACATGATATTCTTGGGCATAAACGATTCTTGGGAGACTTACTATCAAAGCATACGCAGGGAATGGAGATACGGTCAGCAGGAGCCGGTAAATGTCTATCTGATAATGCACGATGTTGAAGATGAAATATATCAAAACGTGCTGCGTAAAGATGCAATGGCCAAAAGGCTGCGGGAATCATTGATTGAACATATTAAAAATTATGAACAGGGAGAATTGGGAATGACGGTTAAACTAGAATCTGAGTATCAGGAAAATACTATTAAATCAGACGGCTGGATTGCTATGTTAGGAGATTCGTGCCAACGATTAAAGGAAGTTGCAGAAAATAGTATTGATCTATCAGTCTACTCGCCGCCTTTTGCGGATTTATTCACGTATACAGCCAGTGACCGTGACCTGGGCAATAGTGCAAACTGGGCAGAGTTCTTCTCTCATTATAAATTCATAATCAATGAAATGCTGCGGGTGACAAAACCGGGCCGGTTGACCTGTGTACATACCAGCGACATACCGGCAATGGCCCAGCGGGACGGATATATTGGTGTAAAAGACTTTCCTGGTGAAGTTATCAGAGCTTACGAAAAGGAAGGATGGACATTCATAGGACGTGCTTTCGTACAAAAGAATCCCCAAAGCCAGGCCATCCGTATTAAAAGCAAGGCCCTGCTATTCGTTCAAATGCGGAAAGATTCATCCGATTCGAGGCCGGCGCTGATTGACCAGGTTTTGCTATTCAAGAAGCCGGGAGAAAACGCAGTGCCAATTACACCTGTTAAGAACGGGGAGATGGACAACGAGACATGGATAGAATGGGCACACGGTATATGGATTGGTATTCGTGAAACTGAAACGCTCCAATTCGGTATTGCCAGGGGAGTTGATGATGAAAAACACATCTGCCCCTTACAGCTCGGCACAATTGAACGGTGCATAAAACTCTATTCCAATCCTGGGGAAATGGTACTTACTCCCTTCGGCGGGATAGGCAGCGAAGCATATATGGCTTTGAAATTGGGGCGCAGGGCTATGTTAATCGAGTTGAAGCCGGAATATTTCAAGGTAGCCATTGAGAATATGAAAAAGGCCAAACAGATGACTGCCACGCCGGACCTCTTTTCAACAATGGAGACAGCGAATGTTGATTAACAGCTTATTAACTGAAATTAAAAACGAGTACGAATCAGCGTCCTCAAAATACCCGGCATTTCACAGCACTCATGAAGGTTATGCCGTACTAAAAGAGGAAGTTGATGAGCTTTGGGATGGAGTGAAAGCTAATAAGGGCATTATGGGCAATGACGCACTACGTAAAGAAGCTATCCAGATCGCAGCTATGGCACTGCGTTTTATAAAGGATTTATGCTAATGACCGAAGCTCAATTCCAGGCTCAAATAATCCAACTTGCCAAGCTCTACGGATGGAAGATTTACCATACCCATGACTCCCGAAAATCTGAGGCCGGGTACCCGGATTTAACCATGGTAAAAGGTCGGCGCCTTATCTTTGCTGAATTAAAAGTCGAGGCTGAGCTTACGGCAGAGCAATATTTTTGGCTGGAAGATTTAATTAAGACCGGGAATGAAGTTTATTTATGGTCCCCGGATATGTGGGACGAAATTCAAAGGGTGATAACTGAATGAAAAAACCTAAAGTCGAAATAATCATCACCGGGCTTTGTCTTAGATGCTGGAATCGGACCAAGAAGAAACTATGTAGCCGGGGCTTTGTCCAGGATGATAATAAAACAGAATGCAGATATGCATCAGGGGTGAAATGATTACGCAGGCTACGAGAGATATTTTACAGGAAAGGTCCGGCGGGCTGTGTGAGAACTGCGGGCGTCCGGCGCAGGACCCGGCCCACATAACCGATAAAAAGATGGGCGGACGCCATGGCGCCATGCAGAAAATAATCAACGATCCCCGCAACATAGCCGCCATTTGCCGGTCATGCCATGACCTTTTACACCATAAACGCAAAGAATCATTCCCCGGTGAGCGCCTCGGTGTGCTGCAGAAAATAAAAACGGCTACAAATTGGAACGAATGGAGGAGGGAATTTGCTCAATAATCAGCAGTATTTTTTCAGAGTCCACGACCCACGCTTTAAATTAAACTGGAACTCTGAGCGCCGGTATCCTTCGGAGGTGTTTCCGTTCGGCTCACCTGAGATAGAGTTATTCGCACATCAGGGTGATGCCTGGTACGTCACTGAGAAGAAAACAGGCACAATGATTTCGCAGGGCCCGGACATGGACACGGCGGTCAAGAATGCCAAGGAAGTAATCAGGGCATACGGTGATGAGAAGTTTGTTTCCCTGATAAAAGACGTGCTGCAGAAGTTTAACGACGGCTGGGATTATGACTACGGCACCAAAGAATGGTCAGATCCCAACGCTGTCAAAATTATGGAACCAGAAGCGCCGGTAGGAGCGGACGAATAATGGACATATCACGTTATACAAAAGGTGATTGCCGGTGCTGCGTACATCTTCACAACTGCAAAGGCGGCTGCGCTTTCAGGTACACGGATAAAAAAGTAGGCCGGTATAAACCCTCACCGGGCAATCCGTTTGTTGAAACTGAATCTCAAGGTATAAAAGTATCTCCCCTATCTATGTTGGATGTCCGGGGCCTGTCAATAGTCGGGGATGGAAGTAAAAGGAAATGGAGGCCGTAATGAGCAACTTTTATTGCACAAAATGCCACAAGGTAATTGACGGCAGTAGTAAATATTGGGGCATACATGATGGTCTGCCGTATTGTCTTAAATGTCTTAAAATAGTGGGGAGTGGGATGAAAGTACACAGAGCATACGGCAATCTCCAATCTTGGCCGGATGATTGGTATACGGCGTGTGGCAAACTTGGTTGCTGTAAAAAGCATATCACGACCAATAACGCCAAAGTCACCTGTAAAAAGTGTCTCAAAATAATCGAACAGGAGCAAACCCATGAGTGAATTACTTACAGGGCAAGCGAGAATACTTAAGTTATTTGATGACCTAGAAACCTCGAAAGTACTTAAATGTGAACGTTACAGACAAGAGTGTAACAATTGCAGAACGTCGATGGGAGACCAACTCGCCAAATGCCAACTCCATGAACAGGAAGCTATCCAATCTGCTCAAAAGGAACTGGTGGAGGCTTACGAGGAATATATTAAATTGATTGGAGATGAAATTCAAGACCTGGCAGGATTGGCTATAGCTCACGGGTATAATTCGACACGGGGAGAAGCAGGAAAGAAGTGCCGAGAAAAAATAGCTAATCTCAAACAGGAGTATGGGGAAATGAAAGTCTTTACAGGTAGTGTACCAGAGAATAAATTTGATGATCCAAAGTGGGCAGGTAATATTACCAGGTTGGAAGGGTTGAAAGCTGGCTATAAATACGGCTGTCAAGACATCCTGTCTCAGTGTAAGGAAGTGGATTTGGATGATGATAATTTGTATCAGCAAATTGTACGTGATATAGAATACTGCTCTGGATGTGACGCTTTTCTAGCAAAGACAATATTAAAAAGTATCGAGCAATTCATTCAAGAGCAAATGATGGAGTCTAAATGAACACAGTACGATTAGTAAAAGATGGGGCACAGGTATTTACAAGTGAGGGTGATGGAACATTGGCTAACGCTGGTAATGATATTCCAAAAATGCAGGTTACATATTATGCAAATTGCTATACTGCTTCCGACACTATCCCCATAGAATCACCCTGGACTGTTGAAGAAGCAGCGGTGCTGTTGGGTATTAATTCTTTTTACTGGAGCATGATATATCAACTATTCCCTAGATATTGGGAAAAGGTGGGGAATCGCTATCGAAAGGGATTTTCTGACTATCTCCACGAACTCATCTCTTTATCCATAGCACATGACAAATCAGGTCTAAGCCCGGAACAGTTTATTGAGGCCATGAAGGAGTATAGCAATGGATAAATGGATTGAAACAGCGATGCAAGCCGTTAATGAGCAAATAACACAGGAATTTAACAAAGAACCGATTAAAACTCTTGGGGAAATAATATTGCTTCTTAAATCACAACCACAGGACAATCGTGTTGACTTAGATTTTGACAGTAGTTATGATCTTTTTAGGTTGAATAGTTACCGTGGATATTACCAGTATTTAGCGCTTGATTACAATAATACACAAGGGACACAACTAAAGCCCAATAACACGGTCTCCCAAGTGTTGAAGTTGTTTGAGGATGCAGAAGGGCGGGAGTTTACCGGCTACAAGGGAGGCGAGTTTCTTATGCACTCCAAAACCATTGTATTCGTATCACCATATAGCACCGCTTCAGAAAGGATGCTCGTTGATATAAAAAAGAAGCCTAAGAACGTTACTGTCATTTGTACCAAAATACACGTTGAATCTGACTCAATATAAGGAGGGTAAATAGGATGACTAGTAAAATATATGGAACATCAGACGATTTAATTGAATTTAGGGGGGATGTCGATGGAGAAGCGGGGCATTTTGGGACTGACGAATCACCACACGGTGTACTTGTAATTTTCAGTGATGGTAATCCAGGAGCGTTAATGCTTGCCGGACTTGAATTTCACTATCCTAAATTTGCACGTTCTTATTTGAGGAAACTTTACAAGATAAATCTTAACAAACGGAGGAATAGGTAACGAAATGACAAAGAAATCAGATGTGTTTGCCATAGCGAATGATTTGCTCGAATGGATGAAGGAAAAGCAAATAGTTTTAATCCCAAAAGTCCATCGAGATGTAATTGTTCCTTTTGAGAAAGAATCTGGCTATCCCATGTTTGACATATGGAAGGCGTTTGACCTGCTAAGGGATTTCGGAAAAGTAGTGGGAAATTATAACTCGCGGCGCGTCTGTAACTATGATTTCGTTCCTTCGATAGCCTCCACGGTGAGTAATTTGGTAGCCCTGACCGCCAAACTGTCCGACGCTGAAAAATCCATAAAAGACATAAAGACCTCGATCATCAAGATACACATGCAGATCGAATCCACTCAGAAATACTAAGTAGCTGATCTACTGCTGAAATAGGAGAAAAATGACGACTGAACTAGTACCGTTTAATTTCAAGGGCAATAACATTCGTGCATTTATTCAGTGTTCCAGTAGGATATAATATACAAATATATGACGGTAAAACCTTAATATTTGAGGAGGTGACACCATAGATTCATATTCAAACTCACTTTTGAAATTCATAGCTACTCATTACGTAGATATCATGTATGGTAAGATCACCCCGGAGGAGATGCAGGACTTTACCCGGTCCTGCGGCAGAAAAAACCCTCTCGAAACTGCGTTAATCTGGAAATGTGATTTTGACCAGGCGCTTGTCTCCCTAAGCCCAAAGCATAAAGGCTGGGAGCCGGCTGAAATAACATCCGGGGATATGATATTACAGATCGTCCGGTCAAACCATATCGGGAACATGCAACGGACCATAATTTCGGACTGTATTCTGAAGAACTGTAACAAGATGTGCAAACGCACACCTCGCCCTGAAACGTGCTGGAATGAAGGCATTTTCTCGAGAATGAAAAAATATCTTAACGGTCTATGGATGATAGAACATGGCCGGGATTTAAACGGTAAGTTTTTAAAGGTGAAGGCATGAAGATATATATGGTTACGGACGGTTGTTATAGTGATTTTCGTGTAGAAGCGCTTTATAGTAAAAAGGAATTAGCAGACGAGCACGTCAGAAGGCTTGACAGTGGTGACGCTTCGGTAGAAGAAATGGAATTAGATCAACCCATCCCTGATATTTTAATCAATGTATCTATGGCAGCGGATGGTACGGTAACAAACACCTATAGAGATGTAGGCGATAAATTCGGATTTGCCCGGTATTCCTATAGGAACAGGACATTTAATTGGCGAGTAAAAACAGATGACAAAGAGCGTGCCATTAAGGTAGTCAATGAAAAGAGGGCACAGATTATAGCCGCTAACGTTTGGAGAAATAATGAGGCTACAAAGGAGTGGTTTAAATGAACTGGAAAACCTGGCCTTTTAAACCGCTGGATTTGATTTCCCTTAAAGACAAACATTATCTTTTCCGTATCAATATTAAAAGCCCGCCGTTATTTGTGGGTACGCCTGCAGCATGGGCCGGTAGCGAACTATTCGGTAAAATAGTATACGATCTTAAAACAGGGCAGATTTTGACATTCGAACACAACGACAAAACACTCTTACGTGATGAGAACACATACCGGTTATACAGGTTTATTGATTTCAACCATGGTGTATTAAAAATAAGGTTGCTGGATGACTAACACGGTTGAAGCTAACACAACGATCATGTAACGCACATGTAACGCTTTAGCTTGCATATGACCTATCAAGTATTGTATTATTAGTTAATTTCAAAACTGCGCCCTGCAAACGGGGCGCTTTCTTTTTTGCGGAGTGGAGAAGGAGAATCTCGCCGGTCCCATAAACCGGAGATCGCCGGTGCAAATCCGGCCTCTGCTACCATGCTATCGTAGCTCAACTGGTAGAGCAATGGTTTTGTAAACCGTCGGTTGAGGGTTCGATTCCTTCCGATAGCTCCATAAGGTATCACGACGGGAGATTATCCTACAGGTCCAGAGTCCCATAGGGTTGTCTCCCATTTTATGCCCGTCTGCGTGGTGAGTGGATATTCCGGATGGCCAACCGGTGAGAAGCGAGCCACTTAATAAGAACAATGGTTAATTCAGCCACGCAGATGGACACCCTATTTTAAATACAAAAAACAACAAAAGACACATAAAAAGCAACAATGAAAAAAACAGATTGGGCGACTATTAAACAGTGGTATGTGCAAGGCGAGCAGGGTCCGGAAGGATTAAGGTATCCGACCTTAGAAGAACTGGCAAAGCGGGCGCGCCGCAACGACTCATCAGTTCGGCATAAGGCCAGCGTTGAGAAGTGGGCTGAGCAGCGCAAACAGTTCACCGCCAAAGTAGAAAACCTCACGGCTGAAAGAAAATCAACTGTCATGGCCGGGGAATCAGTGGAGTTTGATTCTGTGTGCCTGGATAAAGCCCGGAAGATCATAGCTCGTGTTGATAAGGGCTTAGAGTCTGGCGAACCGGTTGAGAAGATGGCTACAGCCTTAGAAAAAGCGCAGAAGGTCGGCAAGCTGGCCTTTGGTGAAAACCCGGACGTAGATAAAGACATCACTATAAAAGTGAAGTATGACGACAAATGATTACACTGTACATTTACGCCGCCCGAATCCAAAGCAACTTCCTATCATTGAAAGCAAATCTAAAAGGAAGGTTATTCGAGCTGGCAGGCGCGGCGGAAAGACCGTTGTATCAGCTTTAATAGCAGTCAAGGCGTTTCTGGACAAGAAACGGGTGCTTTATGGTACGCCCACACAAGAACAGGTTGACACGTTTTGGTTCGAGGTCAAGCGGGCATTACAGGAGCCGATTGACGCAGGGATATTTATTAAGAACGAAACCCTGCACACCATTGAGTTACCGGGGACCAAGCAACGCATCCGGGCCAAAACCTGTTGGAACAGTGATACTTTAAGGGGAGATTACGGCGACCTTCTCATTCTTGACGAATTTCAGTTAATGAATGAGGACACCTGGGAAGTGGTTGGCGCTCCGATGCTACTCGATAATAATGGCGATGTTATTTTCATTTACACCCCGCCATCGCTTCACAGCCGATCCGTAACCAAAGCTCGCGACCCACGTCACGCCGCTAAGCTCTATAAAAAGGCTTCTGATAAACAGAAAGCGGCGGAAGATAAAGGCGAGCAGCCAAGGTGGGAAGTATTCCACTTTACATCGCTAGACAATCCTATCCTCTCCAAAGACGCCCTAGATGAGATCATTCAAGATATGTCCTCTTTAGCTTACAGACAGGAAATCTTAGCTGAGGATATGGACGAAATCCCCGGGGCGTTGTGGACACATTATTTACTTGATCATACGAGAAAACAATTAACCGAAGTCCCGGCGTTGACCAGGGTAGTAATCGGGGTTGACCCGCCCGGAGGCGCTACGGAGTGCGGAATCGTGGCAGCAGGCAAGGCCACAATCGACGGAATACTTCATGGTTACGTTTTACTGGATAAGTCTTTAAAGGCCCCGCCGGACACATGGGCGGGTGAAGTTTTAAAAGCGTACACATTCGCAGGCGCTGACAGGGTAGTTGCTGAAAAGAATTATGGCGGCGATATGGTACAAAACACGGTAGAGCAGGCCGCCCGGTCCAGAGGCATGACCGTATCCTATAAAGATGTCCAGGCCACAAGAGGCAAAGCAGTTCGAGCCGAACCTATCGTGGCCCTCTTTGAGCAGGGAAGATGCCATTTAGTGGGCGAGTTTCCTTTACTTGAAGAAGAAATGTGCGGCTGGATACCAGGCGAGACAAAGGAAAGCCCGAATCGTCTGGACGCTATGGTATGGGCACTGACTGAGTTAATGATTACGGGTAAAGACCCCAATATAAGGTGGTTATAAATGGCTACTCCCAGAGAGGATTTGCAACGTGAATTAAAGAATCCCGTATTTGCCTTCTGGTTTTATTACTGGGGGATACGTGACAGGATTGGATTATTCTTATACAAGATAGCTGGAAATAAATCTACTAAATTACAGCGATGGATGGATGGAGTTTAAGTAATGCCGACTAAAGACCCAATTAAAAAAGCCGAAGCTAACAGGGAAAGGCAGAGGCGGTATCGTGAACGACATAATCAGGACGCAGATCAATCGCAGAATAACGCCCAAGTAACGCCTAAACCACAGAAAATAACGCAGGGTGTTACGCAGGCCGAAATTGATAACCTTCCGCAGTCTTTAAAGTTCCAGGTTGACAGTGAAACCCGCCGCAGGCAGATATTAAAGATGCCTTTGGAAATAAAGGAACGCCAGGAAATGGCAGTACGCAGATTCAGAGGGTATTAAATGAGTTTTCTTGACAAGTTTTTTAAGCCCCATGTAACAAAAGAGCCAGCGGTGCCTTATTTATACAACTATCAGGCGGTGCCGCCAAGCCGGGATATGTCCGGCTATATCTCTGCTTTTGGAGAGGTAGGATGGCTTTATGCCGTGGTGTCCAAAATAGCTCAGGGCGTTTCAGATGCTAAATGGTCAATCTACACGGAAAGAAACGGAGACCTGACGGAAGTTGAAAGAAGCCCGATCATGGACGTTTTAAACTTTGTCAATCCCTTCCAGACGTTCCAAGAGTTTATTGAGCTGCACGAGATTTACATGGGACTGGCCGGGGAGTGCTTTTGGGTAGTCAATAAGAACAAAGGCGGACTGCCTGGGGAATTATGGATAGTGCCTCCCGATAAGATGTCCGTCGTGCCCTCAAAGAAAGATTTTATTGCAGGCTATATATATAAGGTAGGGAATGAATCTATACCCCTCGATAAAGAACTGGTCATCCATTTCAAGTTGCCTAATCCCATGAATCCATACAGAGGCCTCGGCCCTGTTCAAGCAATGGCGCAGGACCTGGACGGTGAGATAAACGCTGCCAAGTGGAATAATAAGTTCTTCTATAACTCGGCCAGGCCGGACGTTGTCATGTTCCCGGACGGGGATGTATCAGAAGAAAACTATATCCGCCTGAAAGAGCAATTCAAGGAACGTCACCAGGGTGTCGTCAACTCGAACCGCATGGCTATCGCTTCTGGCATACGCGACATTAAACTACTTTCCATTTCAGCAAAGGATATGGATTTTAAAGAGCTGCGCCTTTTAAACCGTGACAATATCCTGGGGATATTTGGGATGCCTTTGTCAGTCATGGGGATTACAGAGAATGTCAACCGGGCCAACGCAGAGGCTGGGGATTACACGTTTGCACGTTGGATAGTCCAGCCGCGCCTGAACCGTATCAAGAACAAACTCAATGAGCAGTTCTTGCCCATGTTCCCGAACTCACAGAATCTTTGCCTGGACTTTGACGACGTTGTGCCTGAATCCGTTGAAGAAAACAGGGCACTCGCCGAATCCGGTATTAAATCCGGCTATATGACCATCAATGAGGCCCGCCAAATTCAAGGGCTGGAACCTCTGCCGGATGGTGACGTTCTTGTCACGCCGAGCGCTAATCCTTTTGCCGGCGTAACCTTATCTGCTAAAAAAAAAGTATTCTCACCTGAATGGAAGGAGACTTATTGGCGAGGATATGTAACCCGCGCCGAAGCCTACGAAAAGAAGATGATTTCAGCATTAAAAGAGATGTTCTCAGCACAGGAAAGCGAGGCCATCTCCAAACTTGAGGCTGGGTCCAGAGATTTAATCGACCAGGCAGAGGCCAAAGTATCTTACACGAAAGCGGTCACTCCCATATTAACCGATCTTATGAAATTAACTATAGAGAACGGCAGGGAGTTAATCAATCCGAAACCTCATAAGGCGGAGCCTCCCGAACAGCCGATGTCAGAGGCCGCCCGTAAATGGTTACTGACCCGTATAGCCTGGGCAGCCGTCCAGATCGGTGAAGAAACAGCAAGTAAATTATCCGTAGCTTTGGCCGCTGGCTTTGAGGCCGGTGAGTCAATCCCGGACATTGCCAAACGGGTTAGAGATGTATTCGAGGGCTTCTCCCGTGCCCGGTCTATCCTAGTCTCGCGCACAGAAACACTCGCCGCATCCGCGCAAGGTGCTATTGAAGGTTATAAAGAAGCCGAGGTCAAACAGGCCGAGGTACTGGCAGCTTATGATGATCGGACTTGTGAAGATTGCGACTCATTAAGCGGTGAGGTATTTGATTTAGATGATTGTACAGGCGTTTTGCCGATTCATCCAGACTGCCGATGCTGCTGGCTCCCGGTAGTCTAAACACAGGAGGTAACTTATGGAAACCATACGTAAACTATATAACTTTGAGGTTAAGCAACTCGAAGGTCGCGTACTCCGTTTTACAGGCTCCACAGAGACAGAGGACCGGGACGGTGAAGTAATAAAGGTTGCCGGCTGGCAATTGGAGAACTATAAAAAGAATCCCGTGTTTATGTGGGCGCATGACTATACTCAGCCTCCTATCGGCAAAGCCGTGAATGTCCATAAAAGGAACGGGGCACTCATATTCGATGTTGAATTTGCCGACAAAGACACGTATGAGTTTGCCGACACCATATATAAACTCTACCAGGGCGGCTTCCTTCATGCTACGTCAGTCGGTTTTATCCCTGACTCTCAGTTCATAACAGAGGGTGACGGTGTAAAGTCTCCCCGGCGCACATACGCCAAACAGGAATTACTTGAACTCTCAGCCGTGCCAGTCCCATCAAACCCGGATGCTTTAAGGAACGCCGTTGCATTGGGCATAAGTATCAAGTCTATTACTCAGGTATTCGGGCAGAAGTCCTTAGTTGACGATATTGTAAACGCTCCCATTGTTGAAAAGCCGGATGAGCCTTTGGCAAAAGTCGAGGAGCAGCATATTAAAAAGGAATACTCACAGCAAGAGATAGCCGATGAGATCGACTTTGTAAAGAGCCTGGTAATTGAGAACGGCTTATCTGACGAAACCAAGAAACAGGCCCTTGAACTTGTTGCAGAAATTAAGCGTATTACAGGCGACGACACGCCTGCTGGAAATATGGTTGTAGGTGTCGAATTGCGGGGAATCCCGGAATTAAATGAGGCACTCAACCAGGCAACCGAAATAATCAACAATGACCGTATTAAGAACATCATTAACCAAACCGTAACACACGTCATAAATCAAATCTAGGAGGTATATCATGGAATTAACAGAAGAAAAAGTGGCCGAAATCTCCGCACAGGCTGCCGCTAAAGCAGTAGAGGATTTCAAGGCAAAACAGGACAAAGAACTTACTAAAAGGTTTACTCCCGGCACCGATGGCGAAGTAGAGGAAACCAAGGGCTTTAAATCCTTTGGTGAACAGCTACACGCTGTCATGCGCGCCAAGACCGAAGGCGTAACCGATCCCAGGCTGAAGGCGATTGTCGGAAACTCCGAAGGCGTGCCGGCTGACGGCGGCTTCCTGGTACAGACTGACTTCGCAACGACCCTGCTGGAAAAGACCTTCGCAAACTCGGACATTATGAACCGGGTGTTCCGTATGCCCATCTCAGCCAATTCCAATAGCATCAAAATCCCGGCAGTCAACGACTCAAGCCGTGCCGACGGCTATCGCTCCGGCGGTATCCGGGCATATTGGGCAGGTGAGGGTGTGAGCAAAACCGAATCTAACCCCACATTCAAACAGGTATCCTTGGAACTCAAGAAACTCATCGGCTATTGCACCGCAACCGACGAACTGCTACAGGACGCCCCGGCCCTCGAATCCTGGATAGGCAGGGCTTTCGCCTCAGAGTTTGACTTCAAACTGGCCGATGCTGTCATAAACGGTGACGGCGCTGGCAAGCCCCTGGGTATCTTGAACGCTCCGTGTCTGGTAACTGTAACCGCAGAAACCGGGCAGGGCAGCTCAACCATCGTCACTGAAAACATTATAAAGATGTGGGCCTCACGCTTTGGCCCGAACTCATCCAACTATGTCTGGTTGATTAACCAGAATATCGAGCCTCAGCTTTACACCATGGGACTCGCGGTAGGCTCCGGCGGCATTCCCGTATATATGCCCGCTGGCGGACTGTCCGGCGCTCCCTATGGTTCCCTTTTTGGCCGCCCGGTAATACCTTGCGAACAGTGCGCTACTTTGGGCACCGCAGGCGACATTATCCTGGCCGACCTGTCTCAGTACGTGATGATCGACAAAGGCTCCATGCAGAGCGCTTCCTCGATCCACGTCAACTTCCAAACTGACCAGACAGCTTTCAGGTTCGTCTATCGCTGCGACGGGCAGCCCTGGTGGGACACTTACCTGACCCCGTACAAGGGATCGACCTCTTATCAGAGTCCCTTTATCGCACTGTCCAGCACTCGCACCTAAACTTGACCTAACATCGCCGGGGTGAAATTCCCCGGCTTATCAAATTCAGGAGGTAATTAAACAATGGGTAATATGAACTTAGCCCAGAATATACACATCGTCCCGATTGCAACCGAAGCACAGATAACTTCAGCCACTGTAGAGCCGCACATTAATATGAAGCTCTACGAAAAGGTAGAGTTTATCTATCACATGACGGCGGTTGCAGCAAATGACTTCACTATGACCGTCACTCAATCAGCGGCTACCGCAGGCTCTAGCTCGACCGCCATTGCTGCCCGGTATCGTCTAACCGCAGCCGCAGGCACCGACACTATGGGCGCAACAACCGCCCTCGCATCAACCGGCCTTGCAATCACTACAGCACATTCCACGCTGACATTAATTGTCGATGTGGAATCTCAGGATCTGACCACGGCTGACAAGCCGTACGTTGGGCTGACCTTTACTGACGGCGGGTCCGGCGATATTACTGGAACATTAATCGCCCTATGCTGGCCGAAGTATCCCCAGGAGACAAATTCCGGCGCTCTTACTTAAAGAGATGACCATCCCCAAGCGTAACAAGAACAAAAGGAAAGAGCGGAAATTATCTGCTCTTTCCAATAAAAAAGGCGAGCCACGCCTAAAACCGAAAGGTATGGCTAGGAGGTAATATGCCTGTAACTAACGTAAAGACAAAATGGGTCACTGGTAAATTAGTATTCGAACAGGTACGCGACAGCAACGGTGCTGTTCATATAGGTAATTGGCCGACGTGCGGAACCGCTCCCACTTTGAACGGCTTCGAACTCGGCACCAGGGTCACGCTCGCAGGCGTGAGCACACGCAGGACACGCGCATTCGTAGTTGGCGCAAATGACGGAGGCCACGATCCTACCGACAGAATAGAGTCATCCTGCCACACGTTCACTCAGTCTGTAGACTGGGCAACCGGCTGGTCGGCAACCGCCCTTGAAGGTGTTTTCTATGGTGGATATGATCTCATAGCCACTGAGGACAACATGAACATCTCGGGCGCTGGCGGATGGATATACCTGAATGACGAAATGGGCGGCGCTGCCGCTCCCGTAGTTGGTGCGGCCTCAGGAAAGTACACGTATGTATGCGGACTTGAGTCATGGGTCGCTCTCCCCGCGGATGTTTCCATCCTGGCAACCGGCGTTGTATGCGGTATCAAACTGTCAAACAACTTCGCCTCAGGAATGACCGCAGGCTCAGGCAAAACCGCAGCCATCTGTATTGAGACTGTAGATACCTCTGGGTATTCTTACATGTTCTCAACAAACTCGGCTTCGAATGGTTTTGTAGCCAACGTTCACGCAATTACCCTGACCGAAACAGCCTATCACATGCTCATTGATATCGGCGGGACCGATTACTACATACCGGTATTCGATAATCACGAGTGGGCTTAAACTAAGCGCCTTTGGCCGTGTAGCTAAAACGGCCACATTTTATTAAGGAGAATTATGTTATTAAGCGTTTTTGAAAGGCTCATACTCTTAAATATCATGCCGAAAGAGGGTGATATTACTACTCTGAGGATTATTCGCAAGTTAAAAGATGACCTGTCCTTTTCAGAAGAAGAACATGCAGCACTCGAACTGAAAAACGACAACGGTAATATAGCCTGGAAGTCGGAGGCCGACATCCCCAAGGAAATCGAGATAGGGGAAAAGGCGGCGGACATTATCTCTGACTCTCTTAAAAAGTTAAACAAAGAAAAGAAGCTAACCGAAAGTCACATACCTATCTATGATAGATTCGTGAGCTAATAGGCTGGTTTCTCCTTTCCAGCTTATGAGATCGCCAGGGGATTGAAATAACTTGGTCCTGCCCTGGTACGGGGCCTTGAAAACGAGGTGAATTTATGACTGTATATAATGAAGCATATCTACTTGAACACTGTATCGAAAAGACGGACGGCTCCTGTCCGTTGGGTGACGATAACCTGTTCACCATCTCGGGCGGGCCCGTTTTGGTGACGCACTTTTACGGGATTGTTGCCACGATCATAGGTAACAACGCCTCAACGTGTACTATTCAGCACGCCTGCACAGACCCGGCGGCTGATATTGCTTTATCAACAGCAGTCAGAATTGACACCGATGCAGTCGGCACGACTTATTACATCGACAATACCGCATTGGGAGTATTCACCCCGGTTACGGCTGGCTCAGTCATTCAGGCCGTGAATATGCTGCCATGGCTTTTAACTCCGGGTAGTTTGCAGGCCACTTTCTCAGCGGCCAATACAGGAAAGATAAGATGGTTTATTGTTTTCAAACCTTTATCACAGCTAAGTAAAGTTGTCGCGGCGGCCTAACAATGGAAGAACTCAAAAACATTCTTGCTTTCAATAAGGCACAGCCGAGCATCGAAGCCGAAGCGCTGGCCAAGAACGAGTGCCCGGAGTGCGGCTGGAAACTCAAAGTCAACAAAGAAGGCCAAAAGGCCTGCCAATTCTGTGAAAAGGTGTATTAATGAACGCATATTGTAGCATAGCCGATATTAAAAACGCTTTGGCGATCACGGCCACGACAGACGATACGATTTTAAGGAAAACAGCCGAGGCCGCAGCCAGGATAATTGATCGCTTTTGCGGCAGGTCCTTCTACGTCAAAAGTGAAACAAGGTACTTTGACGGAGCCGGGTGCCGCCTTTGGGTTGACGACCTTCTGTCTATCACCACTCTTAAAACAGATGAGGACGGAGACGCAACATTCGAGAACACCTATGCCACGACTGATTATAACCTTTATCCTTTGAATAAATATCCGAAATATCATATCGATATAAGCGAGGCTTCGGATTATGGCGGCTTTGGCGCAGGCAGTAAGTCCGTGGAGATCGCGGGAGCCTGGGGATATGGCGACGGTATCAGTGCAACGCCTTATTTAATCGACACAACGACAAACGAAGCTCTCGACGCTTCCGAAGTGGGCGTTGATGTAACCGCTGTGACGAATCTTTCACCCGGTCAAACTATCCTGGTTGAAAGTGAGCAGATGTTCATTGAGTCCATAGCAACCACGACCTTAACGGTCATCCGGGGAGTCAATGGCACGACAGCAGCCACACACGATACGGCAAAGTCAATTTATATTTACCAGTATCCGTATGATGTGTGGCAGGCAGCTATGGCGCTATCATCGGCCATTTATCAAAACCGCAACAAGGCCGGGATACAGAGCGAGCGCCTGGGGGATTACTCTTACTCACTGGATAAAACCGTGACTAATACGATATGTAATGAATACCTGAAAGATTACAGGATTATGAGGGCTTAATGTCATTCAGCAGCTTATTAAAAGACACGTTCACTCCTTACACATTGGGAGTAACAGACGATGGAGTCGGCGGCCAGGTTGAAGCCTGGACAGCAGGCACCGCTTTCAAAGGCCGTCTTTCAATTCTCGGAGCTAACGAACGCTTGTCTGCAGACAAAACCACGGTATACGCAACTCATAAATTGTACTGCGACGCATCCGTAACTTTAAATGCAACCGATAGGGTGACATTTGACGGCCGTACTTTTGAAGTGCGTTCTGTCCAGAAACCCTCAGAACTTTCATCCGGCATAGGACACATCGAGGCAGATGTTCTTGAGGTAGATTAAATGGCTAATATCAACACGATCTTAAACTGGCATGGGGAGGAACAGAAAAAGAACATCAAAGATAAACTTGATCGCAATATGGAAAAAGCCTGCCTATTAGTTGAAAGGGACGCTAAAATCAATGCCCCGGTAGACACTGGCAGACTGCGGGCCTCGATCACTCACCGTATAGAAAAAGACGATGAAGATATTGTCGGGATTGTAGGCACGAACGTAGTCTATGCCTCATATCAGGAATTTGGCACGTCAAAAATGCCAGCTCATCCTTTTCTCTTTCCTGCTCTCGAATCAAACAAAGGGAAAATTAAGGAACTTCTGAAAGAATGATAACCGCTTTTACGACAGGATTTTATTCTAAGCTGAAACTATGGCCGACAACCTGGACGGCGGGAACGGCCTACGCAAAGGGCGCTATTATGAAGCCTACGGCCTATGCTTCCCATGCCTATATCTGCTCAACCGCCGGGACTTCGGCAGCCGTCACGGAGCCAACCTGGGGCACTACGAACGGCGGCACCACAGCGGACGGTGCCGGGACTTTGGTTTGGACCTGTTTCGACACTCTCACGTATAACACGGTTGCCCCTCAAACGGCAGTCGTGCCTTATGTGACGTTCGGATTACTCACGGACATGCCGATAGGGACATTTGAACACATCGCAGCCATTGAGGATATGACTTTTTATGTGAACTGCTTTACCTCGACAAGCGTAGCTCATGCAATGATACTGGCCGGACTTGTGAACACGGCATTAAGTAATGTTACTTTGACTATCACGGGTTATACGTCGATGGTATGCAAACGAGAATACGTCGGCTCAGTAATTTACGATGCCGATAGTAAGATTTACCAGATACCTTTGAGGTATCGAGTACAGGGGAGCTTATAAAATGGCATTTAAAAAGGCGAAAAACACAGCGATATTAAATGACGAAAAGGTTGTACAAAAAGACGTACAAGTACGCAAGGCACAAGTTCTCGAACTCCCGAACTCAGACTATATCAATACCGGGTTAAACCTGGCCGAACTCAGAGGGTATAACCTTAAATCAATCTCTATCGTCAAAGGCAGAAATACAGTAATAGAAATATTCAGATAGTATCAACTTAGGAGGTGCAATTTGTCACACGTAAGCGGGAAATCTGGCCAGGTCGACACGGGTTCCGCCGTGTCCGGCATTAAATCATGGACACTCGATTACAACGTAGATATGCTCGAAACAACCGACTTCGCCGATGCAGGCGTTAAGTCTTACATCGCCGGAGGCTCCGGCTGGTCCGGGACTTTTGAAGGTTATAAAGACGGTGTGCCTCAGACTATCGGCACGTCAATCACGCTGAAACTTTATGAAGTGGCCGCAGGCGCTTACTGGACCGGCACCGCTTTTATCACTGGGATCTCGGCGGGCGCTGCCGTTGATGGAATCGTCTCATATTCATATACATTCCAGGGCACAGGCGCGTTGACCGTACCGATCGCATAAGGTGGTGAAATATGGGACATTTAGCAGGAAAAGCAGGAAACGTATACACAGGGGCCACAGTTATTGATGACTGTGAGGATGCCTGGGCAGCCGGGACGGGCGCGACGGCAGTCTCCACGACAACCGGAAAGATAGGGACGAATTGCGCCAGGGGCACGACCACAACTCTCGGCGCAACCACTTTAATGATGTATGAGGACATATCATCGAAAGACATCTCGGCCTATGACGCAATTTATCTTTGGATAAGGTCCAGCGTTGATACGGCAGCGGATGATCTTCAATTCTTGGTAGACGAACAAACAGGCGCAGCCGCCCCGGAGGAAACTTTAAGCATACCGGCCTTAACGGCGGCCACATGGCGGCGCTGCCTTTTGCCCATGACTACACCCTCGGCTTTAAACGCTGTCCTATCCGTGGGACTGTATCAGCAAACTGACCTCGCAGATGGCACTTTTGACATTGACGACGTTGAGGCGATTGCAGAGGTGGACGGTATCAAGTCATGGACTCTGGATTATAACGCTGACACTCTCGAAACGACAGACTTCGCTGACGCTGGGGCAAAATCATTCATCATCGGCGGGTCAGGATGGGCAGGAACATTCGAGGGTTATAAGGATGGCGTACCTTTAAGCCTGGGCACTTCGATTATCCTCGCCCTTGGGGAAAGTTTAACACCCGGCCAGCAATGGATAGGGGATGCTTTCATAACCGGGATTTCTCCGTCCGTTTCGCATGACGGCATTGTCTCTTACAGCTATACCTTCCAGGGCAGCGGAGCGCTCGAAACCGCCTCATTATGATCGGTGACATAGGAACTTTCACAGTTGACGGTGAGCAAATAGGCGGGTTTAAGGATTGGGAACTTACTTTAAGGCTGACCGCAATTAACCAGGCAGACGGCCGCAAGTATTCAAAAGTCCAGACGAAAGCAACTTGCAAAGCGTTCTGGCTCTTAAAAGAACCGGGCGAGGTAACAGCGAATTACTTTCAATTAGTGGGAGATACGCTGGCCCTTGTTTCACAGTCAAAAGTAGAAGTGAACTTCGGTAAATTAGAGTTAAGGAAAATGATTAATCGTCCTTTGGAGATGGTATGGATGAACTGATTGTGTCGCTCTGCCTTATCTGCCATTGGACATACCCGGAAGCCTGTAGGTTCGTCAATGAGACACCTATTAAAAAGGTACGCACTTTTATCAAAGAACTTCAATATCAGAAATCTATGGAGGATTATAGGATAGCTTCTAACGCAGCGCTCATTATAGCAACCTGGGCCAATGCTCAAAAGAAAGGAAACCATTACCAGGTTAAAGACTTCATCGGCCAGCCTCCCCAGAGACAAGACACACCGGACAATCTTAAAGCAGCAATTGAAAAGGCAAATATAAAACTCCCGGAGGATTAACCGGTTATATTACCCCAAAACATGGGCTGACGTAAAAACCTGAGGCATTTATGGTTTATCTGCCTACAACGTTCACCGGATAGATTGAATATCTTAGATGCTTCTTTGAGGGAGTGTTCATTCCCATCAGTAAATCCATGCAGATAAAGAAATACATTTTTATCTCGGGATGACTTAATACAGTTTATAGCTGGTATAACTTGGTTAGTATTACCTTTGGAATCAGAAAATAAATGATACAGTACATTTTCTTCAGGTGAAAAAATAGCCATAAGTTAATTATACATTAAGGATGGATTAATGAGCAAACTATTAAAGGATGACGAACTGCAAACCCTAAAAGTAGGTGATAATACATACGAATTACCCGTGTTAACTGGTGCTCTACTGATGGATATTGAGAGGGAATTTGGGGGAGCATTAGGTGATATTGTCAAACAGGGGCAAGTAACAGTGATGTATAAACTACTCTGGATAATTCTTAAATCAAAATACACTGATTTGAAATTTGAGGATATTACATCGCAGAAAGTCACTGTGTCCAGCCTGAAGGAAATAAGCAAAAAAGTATCTGAGGTATTAGCCGTTTTAACTGAGGAGTAGATATGGGAGTAGGTGATACATTAGCTGAACTCGCTGTCAAAATTTCCGCTGATATGTCCGGGCTAACTAAAGGACTGGACGATGCCGAAAAACAAACATCGTCTTTTTCTGAGAGTTTCCAAAAACACTCAAAGGCCATAGGCGCATCCATGACAGCAGCGGGTGCGATTATTACAGGAACCTTGACCGCTTGTGTAGTAGGTTTTACGGATGTTGCGGGGAAAATAAAGGATATGTCAGATGCTACGGGTTTAACCACTGATACTATTCAGCAATTAGATTATGCTCTTACTATGACAGGTGGTAGTGGAGAGGATTTGGGAAATATAATGAAATTCGTTCAGAAGAACTTGGATGCCGCAACTAATACCGGGAAGGATGTTACTCAGGAAATGGCTGCGCTCCAAACTGAAATGGATAACATTGTAAAAAGCAGTGTTGATAATAAAATTCAGGCCATTCGGAATAAAATGGCTCTCCTTGATCCTACGGCAAAAGGAACGGCTGCCAAAATATTAGCATATAACGAACAAATAAAACAAATACAAAACGATACAACTACGGCTAATAAAATAGGCGAAATAAAAGACAAAATGGATGCTTTATCGAAAGCGAGTGCTGAGGTTCCTGATGCCTGGAGACGGTTAGGATTAAATGCAGAAGAACTGAAGAAAATGAAACCTGATGAATATTTGATGACAATAGTCAGGGCATTGTCAAACGTTCCGAATGAAGTTGAGCGTACTGGTTTAGCGTTAACCCTTTTGGGCAAGGGTGCTACCACAATCCTTCCGTTATTATCCGCAGGAGAAGAAGGAATACTCGCATTTTTTAAATCAGCTAAAGAGAAAGGTTTAATTGTTGGTAACGATGCCATTGATGCAGGTGATAAACTTGGGGATTCCCTTGATACTTTGGGTAAACAATTTAAAGTTTTGGGTGCTACTATCGCAACGGTTCTTATTCCCATACTGCAACCTCTTATTGATGATATTAGCAAGGCCATAACCGCCGTGGGTGAATGGGCAAAAGCAAACCCTGAATTAACACAGGTTATCGTTATAGCTGCTGCTACGCTGGGGATACTTTTAACGGTACTAGGTACATTTATAATGATAGCCCCTGCAATACTAGCAGCCGGGTCAATAATGGGCGCTGGGTTTACCGCTGCACTTGGTCCTATCGGCTTAGTTATATTAGCTGTGGTTGCGTTAATAGCTATCGTGGCGGTCATAATCGCTAACTGGAAAGTCATATCGCAATTCTTTGTTGATCTTTGGTCGGGGATAGTTGATATTTTTGATCAATATGGAGCGGAAATACTGGCAGTGATATTCCCAATGATCGGTATACCTCTCTTGATAATCAAAAATTGGGATAGTATAGTAGCATTTTTTGTCGGTATTGTGGAAGGAATTAAGGATGCTTTCTCTGATGTGGTGCAATGGATAGCACAACCATTTCAAGACGCATGGAATATCGTACAGCAAATCGCCAATGACATTGGTAATGCCTGGTCAAGTTTAACAGGTGGTAATTCGTGGGATAACATCGGGGGAGGATTTGCAAACAATATCAACGGCTACGCATCGGGCGGCATAGTAACCTCTCCCCAGCTCGCTATGGTAGGCGAGGCAGGCCCGGAGGCCATCATTCCCTTAGACCAGATGGGCGGTGATA